ACGCTTTCTTGTGCGGTGCTCATTGGGTGCTTCCGTTGATTACCTGAGTATTATAGGACACCTGAGTGGGGGTGTCAAGCACCGTGTACCGCTTCCCAAACTGGTTGAACAACCTCCACTATCGTGCTCTTTCCTGGGGGTGCGTATCCTTCGGGTGGAGTCCAACCAGCATCAATCTGTCTCTGAACGTTGTTTAATCTCTGTTCATTCACCCAATCAACCAATTCTTCCATTGTTGTGAACTCAGTAATGCCAAAGTCAGCATCCTCAGTTACACCAACTTTAATATAGTTCTGTTCATTTGTTTTAAATCTGAACATTTCATTTCCACCAATTTCTGGTGGGTTTGGTGCATCATATTCTGTTGTAAAGGTAACTATTCTTTTCATGTTGATATGCAAGGTAAAAGTCCGACATTAATAGGTCTTGCTTCGCCAGCACCACCAACGGTTGAACCACTAGTGAATCCAGGAAAATACTGAACAAAGTGTGAACCAGCTCCGCCACCAGATTGGTTACTAATTCCGCTGCCTCCTGGTTGTGCTGATGGAGTAATACGGTGAGAGTGATCTACAATAGCATAACTTTGTGTTGTTCCCACACTGATAGAACCACCAGCGGCACGAATGAATTTGTTATCACTAATTAAATCTGGTATTTTTGGATTTCCATTTGAAGTTCCAAACGGATTTCCTGCATTAGTTAAGTGAGTATGTAAAGATGGATATGTAGATGCATCAATCTCCGAACCATCGCAAAGTAAATACCCTGCTGGTGGAGTTGTAGTCATTGACCATACAATAGATCCAGTTGGTACGGACATAATTTAATACTTTAATACTGGTAAGAGGGCAATACAGTTTGGTCTCGTTTCATCTGCGGTGTCTGTTCCTTGTACAGGACCAGATAAAATTGTTGTAAATTGTGCAGCATTTTTAGAACCACTATCGCCAATTCCAGATGATCTATTTACGGTAAATGAATGTTCGTGAGTTGCAACATTATGACTTTGTGTTGTACCATGTGCAAGAGAACCACCGGCACCACGAATAAATCTGTTGTCTGTTATAAGATCTGGTAATCTTGGGTCAGAACCATCGGTTCCGAATGGATTTCCAGCATCAATTAAGATTTGTCTTAGACTATTATATGTTGATGTTACTGCAGAACCATCACAAAGTAAATATCCATTTGGTACAGTATTAGAAGTATACCATATAAATGAACCTACGGGAACAGTAGAGATTTGTTCTGTTCCCAAAACAGGAGTAAATGCAATATTATTCGGTCTAGTTTCTGTACCAGCAGATGCAAGTGCCGTGCCAGAACCAATCTCACCATTCGTATTTGCTGATGGTTCTCTAAGATCTCCTACATTTTCCTCATTAAAACTGATAAATGTTGCTGGAGGTCCAGGGATCAGGATACTACCATCGCCGTCATCAATCTTATTATATTTGTGAGTGTGAGCAGGAACAGCACTACCTTGATAAACGCCAACACCTGTTGATGTAGAGTTACCACTTCTAGCACGAACAAATCTATTGCTGCCTTGAATATCGGGCAATAGAGGTGTAGTCAAGTCACCACCAAATAGCGGATCTCCATCAGAATTTAAGTTGCCACTATTTGTCAATAATTCATGTAATGTTGGGTTTGATGCTGCGGTAACACCAGAACCATCGGCAATGACAGTTCCTGTAGGAGCGGTTGTATCAACTGTCCATAAGATAACACCTGGTTGTATCTTAGCACCAGAATAGTATAACTTCCACTGTGATATGTCTCCACAAACGGAAGTCTTTACATATGCTTCATTAACTGCACACCAACTTCCATTCTTTTTTACATAAAACCCTGTAACTTCTTTCCATTGGGAAGAACCACAGACGCTAGTTTTAATATAATATGGAGCCATAATTTAACATTCTACAACCAACCAGGTATCACCATCTTCTCCAATAGTGTTGTCTGGAGTTGCTCCTCCTCCAGGAAGTCCTTCAGATACTGTCCTAGTTCCAAAACCATTATTTGCAACTTCATTTGTAAAACCATTCTGCGTCACTTCTGTTAGACCATCAGCAACATTGAAACCAATATTGTTATTGTTGACTATTATATCACCTTCATTATTGATGGTAACTTCATACTTTGTACCGTTTGGCGACTGAAAGACAATACCACAAGATGGGTTTACATAAAGACAACCATAAACCCTTACATCTTTATTAAACCAGGCTTCTGAACCAGTTACATCTATCGCCATTAGGAAGCACCTATGAATCTACCTAAGAATTGTGCAACTATATCAGCACCAACATAAGACCCAGAGTATACTTTTGCCATCCAAGTCTTAGAAAATGGAATCATATTTCCAGTCTGAGCTTCAGTGTCCATGCTATTGGCATTGAAAACAATATTATTTGCACTAAAGTTCATATCATTGCCAGCACTTATATCTAAGTCTCCATCAGAACTTATTCTGATATGACTACCTCTTATTTTTATAGTGCCAGTTTTATCTGCTGTGATTGAAATATTGCCTGCCAAGGATGCGATGACAATATCTTCACCACCTCTAGAGTTTTTTGCACCAGCAGCTATTTCAATACTTCTATCACTATTTAATTTTAGTGTGCCACCCTGGTCTAAACCAATACTAGTCTTTGAGTTATCGTCAGTTACACCATAAAATCTGTATACATCGGCACCACCACAACCCATTTGTGGGTTGTTGACATCATATCTAAAGTTGGCACCAAGGGACTCTACAAATCTACTTCCCCAGTTTTGATTCGGTCTTTCTGCCATTAGGTTACACAATCAATAACTTGCTTAACTTCACCATCATCTGTCCTATCTCCAAGATTTGCATAAAGCAATGCATCTGTTCCAGTGCTGGTCAATACTCTAAGGACAGGCATATCTGTGATATCTTGTCTATTTATTGGCGTTACCTTAATGATAGACCCAGATTGTATTTGGACATCATACTCATTTCCTAAGTTATCAACTACTTTATCACCATCTTCATATCCATAACCAGGATTAACAATAGTAACATCAGTTACAACATATGGAATCTCTTCATCTACTGGGTAGTTTTCACCTTCAGATACAACATAAACTTTATCTATCTGCCCATTCTTAATGGTTGCTCTTGCAACACAACCATATCCTTGGTTGCAGTTATCAACCACCTCAACAAATGGTGGGAACATGTATCCACTTCCAGGATTAGTTACCTTAACATCAATAATACTTCCTGTCTTGCTTGGACCATCACCAACAATGGCACCAAAGATAGGTATTGCTTGTGCTGCAAGTCCACCTCCACCGAAGATATTAATTGTTGGTGGACTACAAATCGTAGGAATACCTGCAAAACAAGATTCTGGGTCTCCAATAACCTGGGACTTTGGATCTTTTATAGCGTCGCTGAAGAAGTTGAATGATCCAACAATATCTTGTACACCATCTAAAGGCAAACCTGCTTCTTGTGCCGCAACTCTTGCTGCATTGGCAACATTAGCATTCTTAAGAAGTTTGTCAAGATCTGCTCCATTATTTTTAGCTGGACCACAACCAAGTCTATATTTACATGCACCATACTTATCTTTAGTTTTCTTCTTGAAGCAACTACCAAGACCAATAAGTCCAAGAAGTGCATCAATACTATTTCTCATAAAGTCTTCGAAGTTAAAGTTTTCGAAGAACTGGAGAATCTTAGAAATACCTTCAAGTGCTGGAAGAATACCATCAGTGAGAAGAGAGATAATACCATTGAGCATAGCACCAATAGTTTGGTCTGCTACACAATCAACAAAGTTGAGAATATTATCAGCAAGAGACTTGAGTATGTCTGCTACAAGTCCAGTTATCTTACCCATAACCAGATTTGTAAGGCATCCTATCAAGTCTGAAAGTGCTTTGACTCCAGGAAGAGTTGCTGTCTGTGCTGCAACACCACCAGCATGAGCAATAATTGGGTTACCAGTTGCTGCTAATAACTTTCCAAAAACATCCACATACAAGAAGTTAAGTCCTTGACCTAAAATCGGTGCAAGTTTTGTAAATGTGCCGCTTATCATTCCAGATATCAGACCAGAAGCAAGTTGTGTAATCTGCTCTGCTCTAGCATCAATCTCCTTGTTAATCCACTCTCTTGCTTCTTCAAGATCGCCATCAATCTGTGCTTTGAAGTTTTGTAAGTCTTCTACAAAACCTTGAATGGCATCTTTGATTTTTGTAATGATAGACTTATTTCCCTTATTCTCTTCCTCATCATTACCACACGCCAAAGAAATAACCTTACCATCACTATTGGTATATGTTGCAGGATTCTCTGGTTTATGCTTAGCAGCTTTTGCTGGTGGTAAGTTTCTTGGTGATTCCTGTGCAGCATTGCTCTGGTCGCCCGTCTCAGTTGCCTTCAAGGCAGCTTTTGAGGGTTTCTTCATTGTATTGCTGTATCCACTGAAGGACTTGAATGGTCCTTCTGGCTCATCTTTAGGCGAATACTTGGAGTTGCCAAATGCTCCCATGATTACGGGAAGTTGTGCATTGTCTCCATCAAGGAAGAAACCAACTACAACATCACCCTGGTTATATCTTACTGTCTTGAATACATTAGCAGAACCAGTGCCACCATGCACCATAACCTGTGCCCAGGGCAGGTCATCATCCTTCAACTCCGCTTCACTTGTGGGATGATATCCCATGATGCGGACTTTATATCTAAGTCCCCATCCTTCACCACTTGCTTGTTTTTCCCAAGACTTTTCAGTAGCGATTTGTCCTATCCACCAGACAAATCCATCTCTTCCGATAAAATTAGTTTTAAGTAAAGATTCTTCCATTACTTGTTATTTGTCCCGTAAACTCCGAATGTATCTCTAACTAACTTCATCGATGTGATTGACATCTCAGTATCAAAGTGATGACATAGTTCCTTAATCATATATAGTCCACTCTTGTCCTGGTCAATTTCCTTATTCTTCTCAACAGTTATCTTTGGAAACTCGCAACGAATAATGTCTCCTGCCTTCAGGTTTGTATTCAAAGGAATAGTCATATCCAACGTCTGACTGAATAAAAGGTTGTATCTGATGACAGACTGTCTCAAGTTATCAAATGGATTAGCATTTACTTTAGTGCCAATACCAGCATCTAAGGTGCCAACATCCATCACCTGTGTCATGATTCTACTTGGGATATCAACAATTCTTTGATTACCAGAAGATCTAATGTCCGGTGCTTCCTCATCCTGCCCAAGATTTTTTCCCTTGTAGTTATTAGGTCCAACAGTGCTTGTCATAAACTTTCCATTCAGGAGATTGAAAGTGGAAAGTTGACTTGAATATGCACCAAGTCTCAGTTTTTCCAGAAGATTTTGGTTTTTCTGAATATTATACTTCAATATCTTGAAGTCATTGTCTGCTTTGATTGAACTTTGATTGATTTCGGAATAAACATATGCTTCTTCAAATGGTTCTTGTGATATCAAACTATCAACAGACTTAAACTTAAATCCTTCTTGAGTCTGATAGAAAAAGAAACCGGCAGACTTGCCATCTTGAGACACTGCCTTTGATGCCAACCAGACAAGAACTGTGAATGGTTTTCTTAGGTTTCCAAGGAAACCATACTTATTAGAAGCAACATCAACATCAACTGGTTTGCTAGTCTTCAGTTTATCTTTGATAATCTTCTCTACTGATGCATCAATACGCGACCCAGATGGGAACTTCTCATAGACTCTCGTCGTCTCATTGACAAGAGCTTCCTTAGAAACCAGATTGAGGGTAAATACTTCTCTTTGTGCTTCGGTAATAACATTGGTTATACTAGAAACATACAAGTAATCTTCTTTGTTTGAGAAGTCGAGACCTTCATTTGTCTCAGAGTTTCCTAAAATCTTCAGTGATACTCTCTCACCACCACGAAGTGGAAGACCACTATAAAGTCCTTCAAGATTTTCTCCTACACTTGTGCCGCCTGTGCTTGCCACAAGAATCTTCATTGTAATCGTTGGAGAAAAAATATCCTCATAATAATCTACGCCAACAACACCCAACCTGAGGTCAACAGTTTTAGAACCATCTATTGATTCGATGGTTATTTCTTCATATTGTGATGCGTCGATTGCTGCCATTTAACTATTTGCTAAGTTTAGGAATAAGACATCCTTGATAAAGGTATTTAACTCCCTTCCACCAGGAATCATACTCATACCAGTAGTAATAATACTTGCTGGAGAAGATGGCTCTCCTGCACTTTTATTTCTAATGACTACAACTTCTTCTCCTTGTCTTTCTGTTTTAATTCTCTGTGCAACTTGCTTGTTTGGAGTCACTGATATTTGAGCAGCAGATGCTTTTGTTGAAGAAACAAAATCACCAGCAGAACTTGTGCCCGAAGTAAGAAGAATGAGAGGCACATATGGCGATGGGTCTCCATCACTCTTAGTCCTGCTATCCTTTGATTTAGTATACTCAAAGTGAATATGTGGACCATCAGACCTTCCAGTAGACCCAACAGTAGCAAATGATTTCCCTGCTGGTATATTTCCAGACCCCTGTATTATCTTATCACAATGACCAAAACGAAGTTGGACACCATATTGAGGTACCCAGACATCAATAACATTACCATATCCACCAGCCTGGAATGCAGTGCCCATCACCTCACAATCAACACGAAGAGCAATGTAAGTTCCTCTTGGAGCAGCAATATCAATACCTTTATGCATTTTACTACCACGCATTCCGTAAAGGCTAGTTACTTCAGTATATCCAACTCCTTTTGTGGAAATCATTCCAGATATATCTTGACCTTTAGACAATCTATCTCCAAGTTGGACTGGTCCTATTGTTGTAGTTTTTTTAGAACCTTCTTTCAAGAGATATTGATATGCTGATTGAGAATATTTCCAACGACTGCCAGTATCCCCCCAAACAATATATTTGTAAGATGCATCCTTAAGTTGTTTCTCACTAGCATTTGGATCCATGAATACTTTTAATACACCATATTGTCTCATTTCTTCTTTAATCCAATCAATCTGCTCAGAAGCAGTTGCCTTTTCAAGTGGTTTACCTAAAAACTTTTCACCAGCAGTGATTCTACTTCTATTCCAACTTATCAATCCCTTATTAGTTCCAGCACCATCATTAAGAATCCATGGTTTTCTCTGCGCTTTCCATCCAGATTCCTGTTGAATGTTACCAGCAATATATGCTGCACCTTTTGCAGGAAAACCTTTCTTCATTAAAAGTTTAGCACCTTCATTAAGAGTTGTTGGATTTTCTCCAACACCACTAAAATCAATACCAGATACATTTCCACCGGATGGTGCAGATCCAGCACTAGCATCATCTATAACTTCATCGAGACCAAAGTCAATGGGATTTGTCAATAAGTTAATACCTTGGAAGACATCATTCTCCAATCTTCTCAAGGAGTCATTCATTTTATTCATACCATCACTAATGGTATTTCCTATGTTGCCAAAGTTAAATGTTGCAACATCTCTAAGAACTCCACCTAGTAACTGACCAAAACTAAACAAGAAATCTGTTATATTTCCAACCGCACTCGTTAAAGTCATAACGAGTTTTTGTACTCTCTCTATCAGTTTCTTGGCACCATCAATAATTCTTGGCAGATTCAAAAGTAACCAACCAACTAACAAAGTGCCAACAAAGTCAAGTATTCTACCTAAGAAACCTTTGGTGCTTTCAGCAACAACCTTACCAGTCCTTTTGATAGCACCACCAATACTTGATGCTTCAATGATACTTTCTTGCTCTCTTCTTCTAACTGCTTCTCTTCTTGCCAAGAAGTACTTATTTCTATCCGATATTCCCCTTCTCTTTATTTCATTTTGACTTGAAAGGGTAGAAGCAATGGTGCTTGTAGTTTGTGCAGCACTCTCAAATACTTTACCAACGGAAGCAACACTCTTAGAAAGAGAAGATATTCTTAAAGATGACTTATATGCTAGAGTTGTACTTGCCATATTATCCTACCGCTGCTGGGACATTGTAAGTCACAATAGAGAATAATGGATAAGGATTGTCTGGGTTTGAGCTAGCAACATTTGGTGTTCTGTTTGCCAATCCCATCTTAGATGATGTTGCTGCTGCTTGCTCTTGTTGCTGTTGACCCTCAATAACTGTTACTGTTGGTTTTGGTTTTGGTAACTCTGGTAAAGCATTTGCCTTACCATTTAGTGCTGGAGCAGTAACTTGTGCTGAAATAGTTGCAGTCGCATCACTACCATTTTCTTCGGGTTTCATACCGACTGTTGCTTCTGCATCAGTCGATTTAGTATCTGCTGCCTGCCCAGAAGTGCCCGTAAGGTTACCCATAATATTTTTAGCAGTCTCAGACCCAACAACTGAGAATGCTAATCCACTTAATACTTTAAGCCATCCTGGTCCTGGTGTAAACCTTCTACCCATTTCAAAGGCAGCAAGACCACCAAATGATGAAGCGGCAAATTGTGATGGCGTTTCTTCTACTTGTGCGGCACTAGTGCCAGGTATCATACCTTCGGTAGTTTGACCAATAACATCAGCAGGACTTGTTGTCTTCTCTTCAGCATCAATATCTTTACCAGTAAAATATTGAATACCCGCCTTAATCACCTCATATATTCCAGGTGTAGAGAACTTTACAATATTTTTGAGTTGATCCAATAAAGCTCTGATAGGTCTTTGGAATAACTGAAGTGCAACTGCCTGAGCAATCCTTGTACCAATCCTAAGCAGTCCACCCCTGAATAAACCAAAACCAGTTTGAAGTGCAAGTAAAGTTAGTCCTACGTCCCTTAAGTTTCGAAGGACATTATCTTTTATTTCATTTAACTTCTCACCATTATCTTCGGTGAGTGCTACAATAGTTTGAATACCTTGATTCAGCAACCAACCAAAGAAGAGTTGGTTGAAGAAACTCATCAAGTTCATCAATGAGAATTGTGCCTTTTGTCCAATCTTTTGCACCGGTGCAGCCAACACCGACTGCATCCTCTTCTCAATTATACTCTCTTTTCCTTCTCTAAGTTTCTGCTCTGATAATATTCTTTCTTGCTGTGCTTGCTGTTGCTCCTTAAGACTTTCTAATGCAGCATTCTGAGAAACTAAACCAGAGATAGTCAATAACGTATTATTAAGGAGTATCATCTGACTCCCTATTCTTGATATAGAATCATTAACATTCTGAAGAGCAACTTGGTTTTGCTCCAATACTGCAGCAGTGTCTCTATCTGCTATAGATGCAATCTCTCTGGAAAGTGAGCTGCCTAAAACAGGGCGACTTAAAACTGAAGACGCGGATACAGTTCTTCTAGCTCCACTTAGTCCACCTGCGATAGGTGATTGCATCTCAGCCATTTGCTCTTTGCTTCAGGGTTTCCTCCTCAATGTATTGCTGGAGAAGAGAAAGGTAAACTTCCTTTTCCCAAGGAATCATATTTTCTAGTTCTGTCAATGAATATTTATGATGCTGCATCAAGGCAAAATTAACCTTAAAGTATGACTCAAGATTAGTATGAGCCATACTCACCCGAAAAAAGATGTCAACCCCTCAAGAACAACTTCACTTTGGACACCAGTATTAGGATTCTTCACTTTAATCTTGTGGGACAACTTAGGCATCGTATCAAAGAAAGTTTCAATCTCTTTGAATTGTTTCGAGCTCAGTTGCTCCAAAAACTCACGAAGTTCTTTCTTTGTGCAGTCAGACGCATTCCAAGATTCTTCTTCATTATAAACTTGGTCAATACAAGAAGAAATCAAATCGAAAGTATCGTCAACACCAATAGATTCTGTACTAGTGAAGTTTGATTTGATAAACTCACTCATAGAAGGATACTTCATTCTCAGGACAAGATCGTCCCCGAGATCTATGTCTCTCTTATGATTCTTAGAAGTTTGGACTTTGATGTCGTCAAGGTTAATCAAGGTTGGGACTTGAGTTGTATTGTCATCAGGACAGGTAATCAATACCTCAACATCTTCTCCGACAGACTTACCGCGAATATTCAAGAAGATGTATTCAATATCGAATGTAGATAACTCTTCAACTTTCACACCTCTAGTAATGATACAACCAGAGATGACATCTTTCACAGCATTTGCAATCTGCTTGTTATCCTCACTCTCCATCGCAATGATGAGGATTTTTTCTTCTTTAACTAGGAATGGTCTATATTTTATTTTCTTTCCAGTAGAAGGGATTTCCAACTCATATGTTGGCGTAGAGATCTTTGGTAATGGCATAACAACCCAAAAAGTTCAGTTAAGATTATTTATTGAGGATTTGCAAGGTTGGTATCGAAACCAAATCCAGACTGAATAGTTGTATTTGCGTCAACTGGTTTGGAGAATCTAGTATTAAAATCTACATCAATACCAAGGTCTGTTGTAGTATCAAATATTGAGGTATTAGAAGATTCTTTATTAATTTCTTGTTTGTTGTTATCTCTTCCCCTGTAGATGGAGAAACTATCTGCTCTTCCAGAGACATATCTGTCCATATTAAATGTCACAGTTGCCTTAAGCAACTCAGAATTGCCATAGTTTACAGCAGTCGAGTTCAGAGATAGAGGAAACAATCCAAAGAAAGTATACTCAATGTGATTATCATAATCTCTGTCAAACTTGACTATTTTGGTCTGATTACACTTATATTCTTCTGGATACATCATTCTAAAGAAATATCCGTCATCTGCTTGGGGAGCACCAGATCCACTAGCAATAAACTCAATCCAGTGCTCAAAAAACTTCAGCGTCTTGTATTCATGGTCAACATAAAACTCAAGTTGCATTTCAGTGAATGCTCTGGTATGAGCCATCTTCTCAGTGACACCCATGTAGTTTCCAACAATATCTGCTGTAGCAAACGAACTTCCAGGAATAACAGCAGCACTACAAAGAAGTCCTGATGTTTCTGCGATAAACCTATAGTCAACACCTCTGACATTTAAATGTTGCCTTAAAGGCAAAGGCAATCCACCAAAGGTCAGTTGGTAGTGAGAAGTTTGCGCTAGATTAGTTAACGCTGGTTTGAAGTCTGATATCTTCCTTGGTTTAGGTGCTGGCACTCTAAATACCTTATACGAGTCTTACATTATTAAGTATTTAGATGGCATATAAAGGAAAATATCAACCTTCTAATCCAAAGAAATACAAAGGTGACCCAACCAATATCATTTATCGCTCTCTTTGGGAGCGCAAAATGATGAGATATTGTGACCTGAATGAAAATATTTTAGAATGGCAGTCAGAGGAATTCTGTATTCCCTATCGCTCACCCATAGACAATAGAATTCATAGGTATTTTCCAGACTTCTTTATCAAGTATAGAGATAGTGATGGAAAGATTAAGTCCTCCTTGATTGAAGTAAAACCTTTGAGGCAAACTACACCTCCACCAAAACCAAAGAGGCAAACTAAAGGTTACATTCGTGAGGCTTATGAGTATGCTAGAAACCAGGCGAAGTGGGAAGCAGCGAAAGAATGGTGTCTAGATCGTGGTTATGAGTTTAGAGTCTTTACAGAGAAAGAACTCGGTATTAAGTAATGCCAAGAAAATCCGTCAAAGAGCAGAAACAAAAAAGACCTACGGATACTGATACTAACCGTAACCGTATTCGTGCGGTCACTGATAATCTTGTCGGCAATGAAGACCCTGATGATATTATGATGGAGTTGATGGAAACATTAAAGGACTCTGAGATTTCTCCACAAGAAGTTCAGTCTGGTAAGTATTATATCTTTGTCTATAATCCTAAAACTCCCTTTGTGCAATACGATCAGAATCCATTTGTTGCTGTAACTGATGTATTCAAATGGGGATTCCGTGGTATTAACTTCCACTGGTCTACTAGGACAAGTCAACCAACCAGACAATATACTTTGACTGAGATTCCTGGAGGAGTGTATGAGGTATATTCTTCTGAGTTAAAAGACTTGAGAGCACTGCCTTTTGCAATGTTTCGTCTAAATAACTAGAAAGTGCTATAATGGCATCACGAGACCCAAGAGAAGTAGCAAGACTAAGGGGAAGACCGCCTGCAGCGTCTAACTTAACAAGTTCGACAAAAAAGGCTTCGGGTCAGAATACTTCCGATAGTCAAGGAACAACTAAACCAAAAATATTTCAATACAGGTATCCTCTAAAAAGAATTGAGGAGGGGTCGGATTATCTTTCTATAAGTGTGCTTGATTATGAAAAAGTAGGACTAGATTTAAAAGCATCGTTAAGAGAAAAATCTAAAAATAACGAAGATTCTAAAAAGAAAGGAACTTCTATTGGAGATAACCTAGAAATAACTACAGGAAAAACGGAAGATTTATTTAATATATCATCAATACCATCTAAAGAAAGATTTGCTGGTAAACATATTAAGGGGAGGATATATTTACCTATTCCACAAAATATTCAAGATACAACATCAGTCACTTGGGGTGAAGATAGTTTAGACCCATTGTCAGCTTTTGGTCTTGCTTTTGGTGCCGATGCTCTCAAAGACCCTGGAGGAGCAGTAAGGGATTATCTAAACTTAAGTGGAAATAAGCTTGGAGAGTTGGCAAAAGATGGTCCCACACGAGATGCATTAATTGCTGCTATTGCTGGTCAAGCATTCGGTGCTCTTGGTGGTAATGTTAGCACTTCTGGTCTGATTGCAAGGGCAACAGGTCAAGTATTCAACCCCAATATGGAGTTGCTCTTTCAAGGAGTAAATATTAGGTCCTTCAGTTTCAGTTTCAACTTCGTCGCTAGAAGCGTGAGAGAGGGTGAAGAGATTAAAAAAATTATCAGGACTTTCAAGAAGTCCATGACACCATCAAATAATGCAAATGCTGGTTCTGCTGGAATATTCATTAAATCTCCACAAGTTTTCCAACTAGAATATAAAAAAGGGGCAGGAAAGCATCCATTCTTGAATAGTTTCTTGCCCATGGCATTGACCAATGTCTCTGTCAACTACACTGGGTCAAACACTTACGCAACTTATTATGATGGCACACCAGTGCATATCAGTATGCAACTTGACTTCCAAGAACTCAACCCACTTTATGCTGAGGATTACACCGACGATATTCCAGGAGTAGGTTACTAATGTCTTATTTCAGAGAACTACCAGACTTATACTATCAGTCACCATTATCCAGTAGAAACTCTTCTACGGATTATATCAGAGTTAAGAATCTTTTCAGAAGAGTCAAACTTCGTGATGACTTACAGAATGTTTTTACACTCTTCAACAAATACGAAATACCTGAGGGAGCAAGACCAGACACGGTAGCAGAAGAACTTTATGGGTCTCCTGAGTTGGACTGGGTTGTGTTACTCTCTGCAGGTATCGTAAATGTAATCGACCAATGGCCTCTTTCTAACAGTGATTTGTATCAGTATGCCGAAAATAAGTATGGAGATGAGTTAACTGCTATTCGTTTTTATGAGACTACTGAAGTTAAGGACTCTAACGGAAGACTTATACTTCCAGAAGGAAAAGTAGTTCCTTCAGACTTTAAAATACCTAATCCATCTAATGTCAAAGTAGATTTGAATCCAGTTACTGGTATTTCAAACTACGAGTATGAAGTTAGAAAGAATGAAGATAAGAGACTTATCTACACCCTAAAACCAGATTACTTACAGGCATATATTGGAGACTTGAGAAGAATCATGCATTATGAGAAGTCTTCTCAGTATATTAATAAGAGACTCGCTGCTACTGAGAATACTAGAAACACCTCACCACAATAGGTCGAGATTCTTATCAAACATCATAACGTATCGGTGCTTGCGGGAGCGGTCTTTCCATTCTCCTTCAGCACCTTTTATTTTGCCGCGTGAATGCTTGGTGCCGTCT